GTAAGCGTATCCGTTTGAAGGCAGAGCAGTTAGTTGTTCCACCAGCACTCGAGTTCCAATCAGAAGTAATTCTGAAGTCGGTTCTGCGTTCTGGTACAGCTGACAACGATCTCAACCCAATCAAGTCCACTGGTATGTTGCCAAAGGGTACACACGTTGTAACCCGTTTGAGCTCTTCCAAGGCATGGTGGGTACAGACCGATGCTGAAAATGGTCTCATGCTCGTTATGCGTCGTCCAATGGAGAAATCCATGGAAGGCGATTTTGAAACTGATTCTATGCGTTATAAGGCCACTGAGCGTTATGCTACAGGCTGGCACGATGCGCGTAACATCTTCGGTACCGCTGGTTTGTAATCAAAAAACCACAAGAAGTACAAAAAAGCCACCCACAAGGTGGCTTTTTTGCTATTTAGGGCGGTTTGGATGTTTAATTTGCATTAATATGTATAGGAAGATTTGCCCCCAACAGACTACCGTCTCTTCCCGGTAGACGATCAAGCGACTGAGTGGGGCTATAAACTCTTGATAGGAAACAATTCAAATGTCAGTAACATTTAATCAACCAGTACGTATTAATAAGTACAACAATCCAACTAACAATGGCGTAATCGCTCCAGACAACACTGGTGCAGCAGTATGTACTCAAGAGAGCTACATCCTCAACCCAATTTCTGCCGCTAACTCTGGCACAGTAACATTCCAGACAGCCGATATCGGTCAAACAACCGCAACTCCATTTGTATTGCCAGCTGGTGCAATTATCGAAAACGTAACATTCTACCAAACATCTTCTGCCGCTAACTTGGCTGGCGGTGTAATCACTGTTTCGATTGTTCAAACAAACCCAACAACTTTAGCTAACACAACTACTGCTATTGCTACAATTACCCCAACAGCAGCTGGTGGTGTAATTCCTGCATCATTTACAGCTTCTAACGCTGTTGCTACTATTTTGAGCAACATCGGTACTTTAGATGCTACTTTGACTTTCTCTGCAGCTAACGTAACAGCTTTGACTGGTGGTGCAGTTAACGGTATTTTCCAAACACAATACACAGCACGTAACTACACTGGTTCGATTATCAACGTTGGCCAAGGCTACACAAACTCGTAATTAATTGCCTAGGGGGCTCGATGCCCCCTATTTAACTTAAAAGGAAATTAATTATGGCATCGAATCTAGTAACAAATTTAATAGCACAACAACCAGCTGTAATGCCTTCTGTAACTGTACAGGGTGCATACGAGCCGTTTGATCTTCAGGTTGCGCGTAACCAGATCGCAGGCCATTCTACGGTCAGCATTTTTGGTTATCAAGCTAACGTAACAACTACTTCTATTCCTGTTTGGGAAAACGCTACAACTTACACATTTCCAGCATCTGCTGCAACAGCAAACGTAGCAAGCTCATCTGCTAACGACGTTGGTGCTACTGTTTTGATTAATGGTTTGGATTCAAACTTCAACCCACTTTCTGAGACAGTTACAATTGCCAGCGGAAACACTGTAACAACTAATAGCTATTTGCGTATTAACAGCTTGTTTTTAACAAAACCCGGAAGTGGTTTTAATACCAACCAAGGCAACATTACTGTTAAGCAAGGTTCAAATACTTTAGCTCAGATTAACACTGGCATTGGTAAATCCCAAAGTGCAGTTTATACAGTTCCAAACGGATATACATTCTATTTGGATTACGTAGAAGCAAACACATCAAACAGTTATACTAGCGGTAATTATTTAGTATACAACGTTGTTACAAACAATAACGTAACTGGTGTTCAGTCATCTATTTTGCAACAACCTTTTACTTCAATTTATACTGCAACGCGCACTCAAGATCCATTTGCTTATACCCAAAAAACGGACATTCAGTGGCAATTGAAAACCAGTGCAAGTACATACGCAGTTGGTATTATTGTAACAGGTAAGTTAATTAAGTTAGACGGTCAATCCGCGTAAGGCACGTAAATGCCAGTCTATCTAGACACTAGAGGTAATTCGGTATTATCGGTGGCGATCTGTGATCGCTGCCGAATCAAATTCCCATACACCGAGCTTAGACCCGACCCCAACTTTCCGGGGATGCGGGTGTGTCATTATGACCTAGATAACTTTGACCCATGGCGTTTACCTGCCATTCAAACAGAAAACATTGCATTACGGTTCCCAAGACCAGATACCAATATTGCTACTGGCCCCGTTGGCGGACAACAATTGATGACTGGACTTGCTCCAAATGGTCCAATTGATAGTCCAATAGATGGAACTAGAAAACCGAACGATCCAAATCGCAACTCGGTATTTATTACGCAAACACAAGAACAATCCACAACCGCTGGTCAATCTGGCGATTTAACGGACTAAAACATGGCCGATCAGTCGATATCACAATTACCAGCCGCAACGCTACCTTTAACAGGTAATGAGCTTGCGGTCGTGGTGCAAAACGGTGTTACTAAACAAACACTGTTGCAGTACATATCTAGCACATTGGCGCCCGGAGTTTTGATTACTGGTGTGTCTTTTGTTGGTAACAATTTAGTATTTCAGTATAACAACGGAACAAGCCAATCGGTTGGTCCTATTCCGGGTTATGTATCAGCAAGCATTAATGGTTCTGGTCACCTTATTCTAACCAACTCGCTAGGCTATAATACCGATGCGGGTCAAGTTGTTGGTGCGCAAGGCCCTCAAGGCCCACAAGGCGCTACTGGTGCAACGGGAGCTACTGGTGCCACTGGCCCAGCGGGCGCAAATGGCGTGGCGGCAACTATTACTGTTGGTGTTACAAACACTGGTGCACCCGGTTCGTATGCTTCTGTAAATAATTCTGGCACATCGCAAAATGCGGTGCTTAACTTTACTATTCCTGCGGGCGCTACGGGCGCGACAGGCGCACAAGGACCACAAGGTATTCCGGGGCAAGGCGTCCCCGCCGGTGGTATTACCAATCAAGTATTAGCTAAAGTTGACGGAACAGATTACAATACTGTCTGGAAAACCATTGCAGGTGCGGGTACAGTAACCTCAATTGGCGCAGGTACTGGATTACAATCTAGCACAACTAACCCAATTACTAACATCGGTACATTATCAATTACCAACACTGGCGTTAGTGCTGGCTCTTATGGCACAGCAAGTAACGTAGCAGCATTTACTGTTAATGCACAAGGTCAATTAACTGCTGCGTCAAATACGCCAATTAGTATTGCGGCAAACCAAATTAACACTGCTATTCCAAATAGCGGCTTGGCTAACAGTGCTGTTACTATCGGCACAACCAGCATTTCATTAGGTTCAACAAGCCTAACATTAGGCGGTTTGACTAGCGTTACAGTAACGCAAGACCCAGTTAGCGCATTACAGCTTACAACTAAACAGTATGTTGACAATATTGCGCAAGGTCTAAACACCAAGGCGCCAGTTTTATGTGCAACTACAGCAAATATTACGCTGTCTGGTGAACAAACAATCGACGGTGTTACAACATCAGCGAGCCGCGTTTTGGTTAAAAACCAAAGCACTTCGTCACAGAACGGTATCTATTTATCTGGCTCTGGCGCGTGGACTCGTACAACAGACGCAAACACATGGAACCAATTGGTTTCCGCATATGTTTGGGTTGAAGAAGGTACAATCAACGGCGACACTGGTTGGGTTTGTACAGTTGATCCGGGTGGCACATTGGGTGTTACAGCGGTTACTTGGGTTCAATTCTCAGGCGCGGGCACATACACCGCTGGTACAGGCTTAACACTCACTGGCACACAGTTTAGCATCACCAACACAGCTGTTACAGCGGGTTCCTATGGCTCTGCTACGCAAGTTGGTACATTTACAGTTAATGCTCAAGGTCAACTTACTGCGGCTGGCAATACTACAGTAACTCCAGCAGTTGGCTCTATTACTGGCCTAGGTACTGGTGTTGCAACAGCATTAGCTGTTAATACAGGTTCAGTTGGGGCATTTGTGGTAAACGGTGGGGCATTGGGAACTCCTTCAAGTGGTACACTAACCAATGCAACTGGTTTACCTTTGACAACCGGCGTAACAGGCACATTGGGTATTACTAACGGCGGTACGGGCATAACATCATTTGGTACTGGCGTACAAACTGCTTTAGGACAAAACGTAACTGGCTCTGGTGGTATTGTTTTAGCAACATCACCAACGTTGGTAACACCAGCGTTAGGTACGCCAACATCGGTTACACTAACCAATGCAACTGGTTTACCTTTAACCACTGGTGTAACTGGTTTATTGCCAATTGCCAATGGTGGTACAAATGGAGCAGCAACCCCAACCGCTGGAGCGATTGCTTATGGTAATGGCACGGCGCATGTATTTAGTGCAGCTGGAACAACGGGTCAATATTTAGTTTCTGGTGGTACGGGCGCACCTACATGGGCAACTATTTCTAGCTCATTGGTAAGTAGCTTTAGTGCTGGCACAACAGGCTTTACACCTAATACAGCAACTACTGGTGCTGTTACCCTTGCTGGTACGCTAAACATTGCCAACGGTGGTACGGGTATAACATCATTTGGTACTGGGGTGCAGACCGCTCTAGGTCAAAATGTAACGGGCTCTGGCGGTATTGTATTAGCAACATCGCCAACATTAGTAACACCAGCATTGGGCACACCGACATCGGTTACATTAACCAATGCAACTGGTTTGCCTTTGACAACTGGCGTAACAGGCACATTACCAATCGGTAACGGTGGTACAGGAATTACTAGTTTATCTGCTAACTACATTCCTTACGGTAACGGCACAAGCGCATTCCAGTCAAGTGCGAACCATACGTTTGACGGCACTAACCTAACATTAGGCAACGCAGGCGTATCAGCTAGATTCCAAGGTGATTTTAGTAACGCTACAGTGGCAAGTCGTACAGCATTTGTAACAGGCACGACTAACGGATCAACCGGTATCTATGCGTTACCAAACGGAACATCTACAGCAGCGTCTTGGCAGGCAACAAACAACTCAACGCCTACCAACGCAAGTAAGATTTTAATTGCAACGAACGGCTCTACTGACGTTCAGTTGGTGTCTGGAATCAACGGAAGTGGTACATATTTGCCATTGACTTTCTGGAACAACGGCGCAGAAAAGATGCGACTTGCAGTAAGTGGTGGTTTTTCAATTGGTACAACAACGGATGCTGGATCAACAAACCTTCTTGTTGCAGGAACAGCTACAGCACTCGGCGGCATTGCCGGCGGAACATTTTAACTAGGAAATAAAACATGGCACAAAGCGGCTACACACCAATTTCATTATATTACAGCACAACTGCAGCTACTGCACCGACTGCTGGTAACCTCGTCAATGGTGAGTTGGCGATCAACATTACTGACGGCAAGTTGTACTATAAAGACAACGCCGGTGTTGTGCAGATCATCGCTGGTAAAGGCGGTGCTGGTATTGCAGGTGGCTCTAATACTCAAGTCCAGTACAACTCAAGCGGGTCATTGGCTGGTTCTGCCAACATGACTTTTGATGGTACTTATTTAACTGTTAATAGCCTTAAAGACTCTGCACTGACCAGTGGTCGTGTTACCTATGCGACTACCAGCGGTCTATTAACAGACTCTGCCAACATGACCTTTAATGGCACTAGCTTAACTTTAGCTAATGATGCTTCTATATCAGGTCTTACTGTTGGTAAGGGTGGTGGTAGTGTAAGCACCAATACTGTTTTTGGTGCAAGTGCTTTAAATAGTGGTTCAAATACAGGTTCAGCACTTACAGCTTTAGGTTACCAAGCTGGATTAAGCAATACTACTGGTTCTAATAGTGTATTTATTGGTCACAATAGCGGAGTTTCAAACACTACAGGAAGTAGCAATATTTCTATTGGTCAAGGAGCATTAAATCAAAATACTACAGGAAGTTCAAATACTGCCGTAGGTCACAATTCTTTACTTTCAAACACCACCGCATCTGACAATACCGCAGTAGGCTATCAAGCTGCTTATAGTAATCAAACAGGCGCTGGTTTAGCTGCATTTGGTCGTGAAACTTTATATTCCAATACAGCTACAGGAAACTCTGCTTTTGGTTATCAAGCATCACGCCAAAATACAACAGGAACAGGCTTGGTGGCAATGGGCTATCAAACTATGTTTTCAAACACTACAGGTGCAAATAACACAGCACTTGGTTATAACGCTTTAATCAACAACACCACCGCATCTAATAACACAGCAGTAGGTTATCAAGCTGGTTATAGTAATACTACTGGAGATGTTACAGCTTTTGGTTATCAAGCTGGTTATTCATCTACTACCGCTACAGGCATTACATTTGTTGGTTCTTTAGTAGGCAAAAACAATACAGCAAGCAATAACACTATTGTTGGCGGAAATGTCAATGGTGTATTAAATCCTGCTTTTTACGCCAATACAACAGGAAATGATAATGCTGGTTTAGGGAATGGTGTTTTATCCAGCAATACTACAGGCGCAAACAATACCGCTATTGGTTCTAGAGCATTAGCATCTAATTCAACAGCATCTAATAACACAGCAGTAGGTTATCAAGCTGGATATTCAAATACAACAGGCACAAACCAAGTATCTGTCGGTTATCAAGCTAACTACACCAACTCAACAGGTTACAACAATGTGGCAGTTGGTAATACTGCTTTGTATTCTAATACTGGTATTAACAATACAGGTATTGGTCAAAATGCTTTATATACAAACTCATCTGGCGGATACAATACTGCTTTGGGTATGCAGTCATTATTCTCAAACACCACCGCATCTAATAACACAGCAGTAGGTTATCAAGCTGGGTATAGTAATACTACAGGACAATATAATGTATTTGTAGGTTGGTCATCTGGTCTAAACGCTACAGGCACATCAAATGTGGGTGTTGGAAACCAAGCCGCAAAAGCTGCAACAGGAAGCTATAACACTTGTATTGGCGATGGTAGCGGATTGCAAATTACTTCAGGTTCTTACAATACTATTCTTGGTGCTTATCAAGGCAATAGTGGCGGTCTAGACATCCGTACAGCAAGTAACTACATTGTGTTATCTGATGGTGCTGGTAATCCTAGGCAAGTTATTAATGGTAGTGGGTATGTTTCATTTAATTCTGCAACCGCTCCCGGAACTGCCGTATTACTAGCTATTGGCGGTTCATCACAAAAATGGGAATTTGGACCAGCAAGCGGAAGTACAAGTTTTGTTGTTGTTCCTCCGGGTGCAGCAACAGGTGTTTATTTGACAAACACAGGAACATCTTGGTCAAGTGTTTCAGACGAAAGATTTAAAGAAAATCTTATTCCAATTACGGATGCTGTAACAAAAGTATCAAGTTTGCGGGCAGTTACTGGTAATTTAATTGCCGATACTACCAAAAAATCTAGAGCATTTTTAATTGCTCAAGATGTTCAAAAAGTATTGCCTGAAGCCGTTGATGAAACAAACCCAAATCAATTAGGTTTAGCTTATACCGATGTAATTCCTCTTTTGGTAGCAGCTATAACCGAACTCAACGCAGAAGTAACTGCACTCAAAGCTAAATTAGGAGCATAAAAATGGCAACAACTTACACAACAACTATTACCAATATGTACACAGTAAACACACCCGACCCTGATTATGTGGTTAATGTGCTCTTTACCGTGTCTGGCACAGACGGCACTCATACCGCTTCTATTGACGGCAATATCCAATTCCAACCAGAGACCCAAGAAAACTTTGTGCCATACACACAACTGACTGATGCAATTGTTCTTGGTTGGATTAACGAAGCTACTGACAATCAGGCTAATTACTATGCCAATATTGATGGTCAAATTGCCTCAATCGTAACTCCACCAGTAAGCCCACAAAACACACCATTGCCTTGGGCAACACAAACAGCAGCTTAATAGGAAACCACTATGTCCCTTACTGAAAATCTCCTTGCATCCATCCAAGCCGAGTTAGATGTGCTCAAAGCCACTGAGGCGGCTCCTGCTCCAACACCCGAGCCAGCACCCGTAGTAGTCCAGCCAACCCCAACTCCAGCCCCCGCTGTTGAAGATGATGCCAATGTGCCTCCAGTTATTCGTTTTGCTAGAGAACAGGCTCGTAAACTGCAAGGTAAATAAACAATGAACGAGATGGACCCAATCACTACGGCAAGGGAGCTTGCCACCCATGCTAATGATATTGAGCACCTACAAGCCGACATGGACAAGATGATTCAGGAGATGAAAGAGATCAAGGAGTGCATCCAAGCCATCCAGAAGACCTTATCTGAGGCTCATGGTGGTTGGAGATTGCTACTCGGCATCGGCGGTGCTGCGGCTCTTTTAGGCGCCATTCTGGCCAATCTGTTTCAAGGCTTTTTGAACAAATGAAACGAGTCAGCAAGATCTTTAATGATCTGCTTACCGGTGAGGATAATAAAACCCACGACATTGGCCGTTGGTCTTGGATGCTCTCACTCCTTGCAGTCATGTTTGGCGCTGGCTATGAAATGATTGAAAACAACATGCCAGCCCTTAAAGACTTTGCTGAAGCAGTTGGCATCATCGCTGGCGCCCATGGCGCGGCTGTGATGCTCAAGAAGGACACCGAACCCCATGTGGAAAACCCTCCTAACTAACCTCACCAGCCTAGCTGGTGGTATTTACATCTACCTCATTGTGGCTGGCTTGTCTGGCGTAATTGCTGGATATGGAGCATATAGCTGGACATCGGACTACTATATTGCTAAAATAGAAAAGTCCAATTTAGAAGCGGAGCAAAAAGTAAATGATATACAACAACAAGGCGACCGTCTGGTTGCAGATTACGTTAAGCAAATTGAACAACTGGGTAATGTCAATGCCAGTCTTCAGCAACAAATTTCTAGTACGGTACATTTTAGTAACAACGGTACTTGTGCTATTCCTAATGCTTATGTTAGGTTGTACAACGCAAGTGCAACTGGTCAAGCCTCAGCCCCCAGCAGCCTTGATGGAGCCCCCACCTCCCTTGACCTTGCTACCATCCTCAGCGTCGCAGCTGAAAACAACTCCAAATACCTCAAAGTAGCTCAGCAGTTAAAAGATTTACAGGCATTCGAAAACGCCAAGTAAATTTGCATTAATATACTGCAAAGGAGTTATCATGAATAGAAGGCTATTTTTAGCTATTTGGTTGTGCACCCTTATCTGGATAGTGCAACAGTTACAAATTACCAGGACGATTGAGCAAGACATCGTGGCCATCACCAAATCGACATTTAACTTTATTACCCACTTTGAAGGTAAGAAAAACACAGCCTACCGGGACTCTAAGGGTCTTTGGACGATTGGCGTGGGCCACCTCATCAAACCCGATGAGCAGTACCTACTCCACGCGACCCTGACAGACGAACAGGTAGAAGAGCTGTTTAGAAGCGATTTAAGGTGGTGTGACGAGGCCGTTTCGAGTTCGGTGAGGGCTCCCCTTAACCAGAACCAATACGACGCCCTATACAGCCTCTGCTTCAATATTGGAGCGGACCATTTTAAGCAATCTGAGGTAGTCCAGCACATTAACCAGCTAGATTACGCAAAAGCGGCCGATGCCTTCCTTAACTGGAGCAAACCCCCTGTATTGCGGCCACGTAGAGAAAAGGAAAGAACCCTATTCCTGACAGCAATTTAGGGCGTTTTGGGCAGTATTTGTGCATTAATATTAATAGGATCTGATCAATCCATCACTCAACCAAACTCGAGGAAATACCATGGAAGGCTTTACAAAATTACCTAAGATGCAGTGCTTCAAAGAAGGCGGCAACGTAAAGGTCAAAAAGATGTGCGGCGGCGGCTCATACAAAAAGGGCGGCGAAGTTGAAAAAGGCGACATCGAGCAAGACAAGAAAATGATTAAAAAGGCTTTTAAGCAACACGATAAAGCCGAACATGACAAGTCTGAACCAACCGAGATCAAACTCAAAAAAGGTGGCCGTAGCAAAAAAGAAGTCGGCACAGTTAAAAAATACAAAACTGGTGGTTCTGTAGAAAACGTTTATGGTGCCAAGAAAAAAGCTGGCGATTTAGACCGTATCGAAAAGACTAAAGATATTAAACCAGGTAAGGCTGCAGCTCCTTCCAAGGCAGAAGAAAAACCAACCTTCAAGGGCAGCGACGTTAGCAAGACTAACAAGATGCCAGCTGGCGACAAAGACAAAATCAAAAAAGTAGCCCCCACTGGCGACAAAAAAGCTGCTGCCGCTTCTGGTGCTAAAGAAATGGCTAACAAGTACAAAAAAGGCGGTGAAGTAAAAAAGTTTGCTGACGGCCGCTCAACGGGCGTGCCGTCTGCCGTACAAAATGCTGTTATCCTAAAAGACTTAGAAAACCAGCGTATGGCTGATCGTGCCAAGAATGCACTAAAATATCTTGGCCCAGCACAGCAATCTCAGTTTATTAACCAGGGTGGTATGAACCCAAGCCCAATGACATCTAACATTGGTGCAGGCAACCCAGGTGGTATGCCTGGTGGTTCAACTATCCCTGGCGGCCAAAAACGCGGTGGTAAAGTTAAAAAATACGCACCCGGTGGCAAAATTGGAAAAATTGCAGCAGGTTTATTTCCGGGCGCATTATTTGGTCTTCCAACAGCTGCCGCAATATACAGCAACGAAAAAGCTAAAGATGCAAAAGTAGAAGAAGCTGCTGCTGCTGCTAAAGACAAAGAAGCAGAAACTAAATCTGATTCTGTTGCTAAAAAACGCGGCGGTAAGGTAAAGAAAAAGTAATATGCCAATCAAATCCAAAGACCAGCAAGCTGCGATGTATGCAGCCGCTGCTGGAAAAAGCACACTAGGCATTCCCAAAAAAGTGGGGAAAGAATTTGTTAAGGCTGGTAAAGCCAAAGCAAACCTACCACAAAAAGTAATGAAAAAGGCCGCTGGCCGAGGACGTTAATCCATGGCCTACTCAGGTACATACAACCAGACAACAGTTAATGTCGATCAACTAATTTCGTACGCCTATCGTGATGCGGGTAGAACCGCAGAAGAGATGACGCCCGAGTTAGTTAACGCTGGTAAGCAGGCCCTGTTTTATGTCTTGCAAAACTCAGTCAACCGCGGCATCAATATCTGGTTGCAAAAGATTGAGATTATTGGTGCACAAACCAACCAGCAGTTTTTAACCATGCCTGCTAACTGCGTGGATGTGTTAGAAGCAAACTGGGTTTATATCACAAACCCTGCGGTCTCTGGTTATTTGCCTGCCGATAATGGCAACGTTCCTGCGTTGTTTGATCAGACCAATAACGCCAACTTGTTGCTACACGCAACAACCACGTTATCAGAAAACTACTTTGGTGCAGCTTATGGCCAAGGTACTCGTCTGTTCTACATTGGTTTTAATGCTTACTCACCAAACACCACCACTACCTACTCACTGGATTTACAAGTCAGTAATGATGGTATTAATTGGACAACTTGGCAATCTTTCCCAGACGCCACGCTGTCTGATTTTCAATGGCAATACTTCCAAGTAAACCCAACTCAGGGTTTCTATTATTATCGCCTTCAAAACCGTAACACTAGCTCAACCTATTCGTTACGCGCTATCCAATTTGCGCAATCACAACAAGTAATCCCAATGGCTCGTCTGAACCGTACTGATTACTTTGACTTGCCTAATAAACAATTCCCAAGCCAACGCACACTGCAATACTGGTTCGATCGTCAGATCGTGCCACAGATGGCGCTATGGCCAGTACCAAACAACAACTTCCAGGTATTTGAAATGATCCTGGAATTGCAACCCCAAGATGTTGGCTCATTGACAAATGAATTATACATGCCTGACCGTGTCATTCCTTACATGCAGGCTGCCTTATCGCACAAGTTAGCGATGCAGTTACCTGGTATTGATCTGCAACGTGTTCAGTATTTAGAAAAGCTGGCCATGCAGGCACGTCAAGAGTTTGAAGATGAGGATCGTGATAAGTCTCCGATCTACTTCCAACCTAATATTTCTTACTATACGAGGTAATTAAATGTCAGTGATAATGACCTACGACAGCCTCGTTCTTAACATCCAGCAATACATGGAGCGGGACGATGCTGACTTTATTGCGCAGATCCCCAATCTGATTGCACTTACTGAGTCGTCAATTGCTGCTGAGTTAAAAACTTTCATGCAGTTAATTGTGGTGGAGACTAGCTTAGCAACAAATCAAACTGTTCTCAATAAACCATCACGCTGGCGCAAGACAGTATCGATGAAAGTTAACGGCGAGCCTATTTTGTTACGTAGCCAAGATTACGTGGCCCAGTATCAATCTGAATCAACTAACGGGCAACCAATTTACTATTCCGATTACGATTATAGCAACTGGAATTTCGCACCAAAACCAGACCAAAATTATCCAGTAGAAATTATTTACTTTGCTGAAATTCAACCCCTGGACGCAAACAATCAACAAAACTTGTGGACACAAATTGCACCACAAGCGATGCTTTATGGTTCATTGTTGCAGGCCCAGGGTTACTTAAAGGCACTGGATAAGTTACCTGTCTGGAAACAATACTACACTGATGCACTTGCAGCGCTCAAAAAAGAAGACGATGCTCGCCGCGTGGATCGCAATACTACGGTTCAGGAACCTTAAAATATGACAACTCCAGTCTACACATCGCCCTTTACAGGTACCGTTGTTACCCCAACGGATGTATCTTATTATGCACTCTCTTTTGGTTCAGTTACGCCCCTCTATTGGCCTTCCATTGTTAATCAAGGTGTGGGTGAAATACCTGCTGCTCGCATTATCGATTGCGTTTGTACTAGTGCTAATGCAAATGCTGCTGTCATTACTTTACCGCAAGCTAATCAGGGAACAGTTGGCGCGGACATTTTGTTCCGCAACCTTGGCTCAAATACATTCACAATTAAAGACTATACGGGTGCAAACTCCGTTAGTGTACCTAATGGTATTTCAAAGTATTTTTATCTTACTGATAATACTACTCCTGGCGGTATCTGGGGCAATGTAACTTTTGCTGCTGGCACATCATATGCTGATGCAGCCACATTAGCTGGTGCTGGTTTAACTACCGTTAATGGTAAATTAGCCACCTCACAAAATACTGTTGATGTAACATCTACACCAGTTATTAGCGACACCAGCCGTGCTGCAACTTTTGTTTGGAATGGTGGCGCTGGCACATTTAATCTACCAACACCACAGACACTAACTTACGGTTGGTATATTGGCTTTAGAAATAATGGTACTGGTAGTCTTGCTATTATCCCCCCAGTTCCAGCTTTAATTAATAACACAAGCGAAATTGTTACCAACCCAGGTGATTCCGGATTTATTTTCTATGATGCTACCGCGGGTGGTTTCATTACTGTTGGTTGGGTTGCTCCATCTGCTGTAACATTTAACTCAGCAACATACGATGTGGACACCATTATTGGTAACACATTTAACCTAACATCATACGCCCCAATCATCCAGACTTACATTGCACAGTCTGGTACTCGTACACAAAACCTAGCAGTAACATTGCCAGCTATTACCCAGATTTATATTTTGGTAAATAATACCAATCAAACGGGTTACAATATTACTTTTCAATGTCAAGGCAGCACACAGACACCAATTATTTTATCAGCCGGTAATATTTTTACTGTATTGAGTGACGGTACAAATTTGTATGTATTGACAGCTTCTTCCACTGGTTTATTTTACGCATCTAATGGTACACAATCGTTGCCAGCGTATTCGTTTAATAACGATACAACCAGCGGTATGTATTTGGTCGGTACTGGCGTTTTGGGTTTAACTGCAAACGGTTCTGAGATTGTCAATATGGATGGATCAAATCCTTCTGCACCAGCAGTCAATGTACTTGCATCATTAAACGCTAAATCAATTAGTGGCGGGACGTTCTAAATGGCAGCTGATAATGTTCAGCAAGATACCTCACAGTTTACCCGGATCTATACATTAGCAGTTCCACCGGGCATTAAACGTGACGGCACTTACTTTGAAACCGACGAGTACACCGACGGTGTGTGGTGTCGTTTTCAGCGTGGTGTTCCCAAAAAGATGGGTGGCTATCGCTCAATCTTTACCAGCCTGGTTGGTATCTATCGAGGCATGGTGGCGCAACCATACAACGGTGTTAACTACATCTTTGCTGGCAACTACAAAGAGCTAGATGTATTTACCACCGGCACAACCTTTGCTACTGGCAGCGGCCCGTTCCCAGTTACTATTTTACCTGGCACTTCTTTTGTCCCGGTTGCAAATAGTAACTCAATCACCTCTACCATTACTATCAGTGGTAACGCAGTAGCCACATTCCCAAATACTAGCCATCTCATATTTCAGCAAACCAGTAATGCTACAACTTTTACTGTTTCATCTGCAACTTATGGCTCAAATGTTACAACAGTAACTTTGACTGGTGGTACAGTTCCATCTAACGCAAATACTGTTTATTTAACAAGCAATGCCGTATTTACACCAGACCCAGTAAACGGTCCTTACTTAAACAACTGGCAGTTTGATGCGCAGTTTAGTCCATATGGTGGACAGCTGTATGTGCTCGCGCATCCAGCTAAAGATTTAGTTAATATTGATAGTGGCGTTGCAAGTCAAGTACTGATTGGGCAAATTACCCCAGGCAACAATTATAGTTGGTCATTTACTGGATTGTCAGATAGCCAAGGACAGTTCCCAACATACAAACCAATCTCTGTTGACGGAGGTGTCTGTGTCCTGTATCCATTTATTTTCGTGTATGGCTCTCATGGGTTTATCGCTAACAATAATGTTAATGGTACTTATGGGAATCAAAATTTTTATGATTGGAACGGACCTTTAGCCAACCAAGTTAACGTTGGTAGTTCTAAGATTGTTAAAGGCCTACCAATGCGCGGAGGTACTAATGCTCCGTCCGGTTTGTTCTGGGCCACAGATAGTCTAATTCGTGTTACCTTTAATCCGGCGGGTTCAACAGCTTCTACTGTCCCATCAACCTACTGGAACTACGATATTGTTTCTAGCCAAATCTCAATTATGTCTTCTAACGCAGTGGTGGAGATGGACGGAGCTTATTGGTGGATGGGTATTGACCGTTTCTATGTATACAACGGTAGCGTGCAGGTTCTCCCTAATGATAAGAACATAAATTACCTGTTTGATAACATCAACTACGAGCAACGTCAAAAAGTATGGGCCACTAAAGTGCCCCGCTACAATGAGATTTGGTTCTTTTATCCCCGTGGCACCGCTACTGAGTGTACTGATGCTATTATCTATAATGTCAAAGATAAGATCTGGTACGATGCTGGCCAAGCGGTAGGGGCGCAACGCTCTTGTGGATACACCACAGAATTGTTTCCTAATCCAATTTGGATTGATTGGAATTACGACCCCATACTCGGTACAGCAGTTGACGTGATTGCACACCCAGCCAGTTTACCGGCCCCAGCTTCAAATCAATTTTATTTACCTGGCGATCAAACAGCAACATTTAGTCCTGGCGATAGTGTAACGTTTTCAAATGTCCCACAAAACCCAACCTATTTAATCACTGGCAGTCAAAACATTTATAATACTACGGTTAAACCCCCTGGGGTTACTTTAGTAACAGTGTCAACTGCAATCTCACCTTTGCCGGTTGTTGGCGAACCAGTTTATTATATTACTGGCGGATATAACGTTTGGCAACATGAATATGGCCAAAATCAAATTGCATTAAACGGAGAGACAGCAATTTACTCCAGTATTACCACTAGTGATATTAGTTGGATTTCTGGAACCCCAGGCGGTGATTCTTTAATTGGTGTCAACCGTCGTATGCACATCCGTCGTGTAGAGCCAAACTTTTTACAATCTGGTGAAATGTCGATGACCATCTTGGGTCGTAAATTTGCCAGTGGCACGATGACTGAAGATGAGCAAGATTCAGGCCCATATTATTTTAACCCAAACACTGGTAAAATTGACCTACGTGTTGAGCATCGCCTAATTCAGTTAAAGTTTGAATCTAATACCCTTGGCGGTAATTTTGAGATGGGTAAATTAGTCATTACGGCCGAGTACGGTGATGAGCGCCCCTAAGCAAAACGTTATTCCGCAGTTTTTTCCATGTACAACTCAGCATATGTCTTGGGATGACTGGAATGGCAATCTAGCCATTTATTACAGCCAAGAACATATTATGTTCCAACCTGAGGAAAATTGGAGACAAGCCGCCCAGCATATGGCTAGTCTGGCAACATTCCAGCCGTTTCCACTGCCAAACCCAGATGCTTATGAAAACTGGCAGGACTGGGCTAATGAGTTTACCCTGATAGTAAATAAGCCAAATGCTTAATTTTAGGGCGTCTAGTACGCACTTTTTGCATTAATATAAGTAGATACAATAACCAAAGGAATCAAAATGCACGGACAACAAACAATGAAGTACCTCAACGATAAAGCCGTTGCTGACGCTATCTTGGCAAAACACAAGACTGATGAGAATGCCATCAATCCTGAGTTCAAGAAGGCCGTTGAAGAGGCCTTGGCAGCTAAGGCACAAACAGCAAAATAATAGCTGTTGTGGCTTCTTTTGTTAATTCAAAACATCAAAAGTTATCTCAAGAAGAGATAATTGCTATTGCTGCTAAGGAGACTGGCGGCAAGTATACTGCCGAGCAGATTAAGGCCAGCTTAACTGCTGAGGCTTATGAAATGAAAGCATTGATAATGCGAGAAGGCAACACTTTATTTGTTGTTCATCAGGCACCAACCAATGGAAAAATTGCACAATTTAGAGCCATCAACGCAGATACAATTCCAAACTATTTGCACAACTCTTTGATATTTACCAAAGCGATTGGCATGGCTGGATTTAAAGTGTTGATTACCCAATTTGACGATGCGTCATTATTGGGTATTTTTAAATATGTAAAACGTCATGCTCCATTTCCTGGTATGGGATACTCGGCACATAAAAACAGTGATGGTAGTTATACCGTTGTTGTTAATTTAGGCGAGTCTCAAAAAGGTGGATTACCAGATCGGGCCCAACCAATTGACAAGGGTGGACTATAATGGGTGGCGTAGTACAAGCAATCTCTGGAGTAGCATCCGATATAGGTAACGCTGTAACTGGCGGTATTGAAAGTATTGGTAATACAGTTAGCGAGGTTGGTAACGCTATTGGAAGTGCTGTTCAATCTATTGGTAACGCAATTAAACCGGTTGTTCAAAAGATTGAAAGCGACCCAATTGGTACGATTGCGCAAGTTGCTGCAGTAGCCACTGGCCAAGTATGGGCCTTACCAATTATATCAGCAGCGGATACTATTGCGCACGGCGGTAACTTGACCCAAGCGGTTGAGAGTGCTGGAATGTCTTATGTTGGTGGTCAAATTGCTGCCGGAGTATCGGACGCATTATTAGCGCCAGCAAGTGATAGTTTGTCTAGCATGATGGCGAATGATGCCTCTAACATGGCAGCACAAGGAATACCCGCTGATCAGATTGCCAATACACTACAACAAACTTATAGTAATGAGTTGGCTAATTTACCGTCAAGTATTTCGCCAACCGATTTTACAAATAGTTTAGCTAATGCCGCAGCAAATGGTGTAGCACCAAATACGTTGGCTACAGCTTTTGCTGGAGCGTTTGGTGATAATTTAGATGGCGTATTAAATAGCACCACACAACAAATTTTAGCTGGAGCCGCAGGAAACTCAGTTGGTGCCGCTGCAAAAAGTTTAGCGTTAACTGGCAATATTGATAACGCATTAATCTCTGGTTTAGCCGCAGGCGTAGGTACTACGGTTGGTGGCGCAGTTAACGTTGGTGCACAAGATCTTGGCGCAGGATCAACTATATCCGCAATTACAGGAAAGATTGCTGGGGCTACAGCAGCGTCTGCTGTGGCTGGCAAAAACGTTGGCGCTTCATTTGTTAATAGTTTAATTAATACCAGTTTAAACCAAATTGGATCAACATTAAAAAACACTGATGTTGCACAAGGTATATCCCAATATTTATCGAGCACTGGTAGTAATATTGCGTCTCAAATTAACCAGGCTATTAACGGGATTAATAGCCAACAAACACAACAACAAAATTATTATACCAATACTGTTCAGCCTGCTTATCAATCTGCGCAGACTTCGTATAATAATTTGATCAGTGCTAATGATGCTTACACAACAGCATACAATAGCTATAATTCTGATTATAATAAATACACTGATTTAGTCAGCCAATATAATACTGCTAAAGCAGCTAATGATGTAACAACTGCAAATAGTTTAGCAGATCAAATTAATACCCTGGCCACAAGTTTAAATAGCCAGGAGAGTAATTTAAGTACTTTGCAAGTAGCTGCCCAAACAGCTGGTGATACATATAACACAAATTATCAAGCATACCAAAATATAACTACAAACTATACTGGTCAAACACAGGCTATTGCAGATGCAAATAACCAGTTAGATGCTACTGCAAAACAAGTGCAGACACAGATTAGCGACTACACTACAAAAGTGCAAGACGCGGTACAACAATCTAGCACAATGTCGACAGCGGCACAACAAGGCTTTAACAGTGATTTTAAGACAAACGGTGATCCAACTAACTCATTACAGTTAGCTACTACCGTTAATGCGTTACCAACAAATCAGCAAGACTATTTTAGCTTTGCTAATCAGATGGGATTGTCAGCCACTGACTCATTGACATACGCACCACAGCTTGCGACAATGAGCACGACGGCTGTTCAAACCTTCTTTGATCAGGTTAACAACAGTAATGTTGCCCCAGCTGATGCGTTTAAAGTGGCAAACCAGGTTAATAGTTTAACGGATGCTCAGCAGGCAGCATTAAATAATGCTACTTCACAAGGCTTATCAATAAGTCAGGCACTGACAATAGCAAATAGTCCTGTAGCTAACCTTGGTGTTAACGCACAAAATATGTATATTCAGGCAACACAAAATGGTAGTATACCATCTGAATTAGCACAAGCAATAACAGCAACAGAACAGATTGTTGATCCTGGCGCAGCAGCAACGAACATTAACGCTGCGGCACAAAGTCAATTAACTACACCAGAACAAATTGCCGCATACAATGCGTTATTGGCAAAAGATCCAACAATGACGCCAACTGATGCGGTTAAGATGGTGTTGGATGCAGTAATTCCAAGCGCACAGGCAGATACCTTGCCCGCCACGCAACAGACGGTTCCTGGTGTTTATCATCAAGACCCAACAACTGGTAAGTGGGGAATTTACGTAAAAGACCCAACAAGTGGTCAGTTGACAAACACTGGTATTGTATTAGCTTCTGCCGGTGCGGATGCAACATCTAAATATGTTGAAGGTGCACCATCTGGCGATCAATTCCCAGTAACTAAGAATACAGATGGAACACCGAATCTTTCGATGATCCCGATATCTACAACGACACCAGATACAACAGCACAGACTCAGACTACTAAAGCACAGCTTGATTCTGAGTTGGCTAGTGGACAAATTACTCAGGGTGAGTATAATGATGCAATTAAAAACATTGCTACCACAACGACACCAAGTGTTGTTACAGATCCGTACCAGCAATTAATTGATAACTTATTTACTAGTAAGTCAACTGGAACGGGTACAGGCACAACAGCAACCGCAACAACACCTGGCGGAACAGGAACCGGTACGGCAACAGTGCCCGGTGGTGCAAGTGGTAACGGTGCCGGTACAGGCACAATAGCGGGAACGGGTGCAGGAGCCGGAACAATCTCTGGAACAGGAACCGGCGCCGGTGGAACTGCAATTGGAACTGGTGGCGGCGGTGGTACAGGAACAGTTACAACAAGCGGTGGAACTGGTTTATCATACGGATCACCATCCACAGCTCAAACTAACCCAGGTATAACAAACTTAGTAGGAACATTTGCACCAACCAAAGATGCCTCATTAATTGGATTAGAACAAAATCAAAATATGACAACTCCATCAGCTTCTTACAACCCATACTTTGCCGGTTTAGCTACCGGTGGATCTACATCCAATTTATCATCTAATTCAATCACTGGCGTTGGTGATACCAGTAATCAACTCACTGGTTTGACACCATCCTTAAGAGCGGTTCAACAGGCTGCTTTACTAGGTATACCAACACTATCCGCATTAGCATCCCCAGAATATGGCACACAAATTCAATCTGTTGAAGAGGCGCCCCCAGTAATCCATCTGGCAACTGGTGGTGGTTTAAGTTATGCGCCAGTGTTTGGTCATGGTCGTCCTACAGCGCTTTTAGGCACACCAAAAAATGAAGCATTTGGTGATATGACTGGTCGATTGATTGGCGCCCATGCCGCTGGTGGTGAGATTGATGACCATGTACCAGAGTTTCATAGTGAAGGTGGTTTGCAGCATCGTTATGTTCAAGGCGCTGGCGATGGTACCAGCGACTCTGTAAAAGCCATGTTGGCTAATGGTGAGTTTGTTATTCCAGCTGATGTAGTATCTGATTTAGGTAACGGAAGCAATCAATCTGGCGCTAAGGTGTTAGATAGCTTTTTATCAGTTATCCGCGCCCACAAACAAAAACACGACCCTAGTAAATTACCGCCAGATAGTAAAGGCCCCTTGGCTTACTTATTGGCAGCTAAGAAGAAAGCGAAAGTATAATGGCAACTGGATTAAGTAGTCTAATCTCCAATACAGGAGTCCAAACAACCACAATGCCGAGCTGGTTTGATACAGCTCAGCAAAACGTTGTCAGTCAAGCACAATCTGCTAATGCTGCAGCCCCAACTCCACAAAGTACTGTTGCGCAAAATGCGGTCAATACTTTATCCGGCGCAACTAACCCATTTACACAAGCTGGTGGCACACTACAAAATATCGCTAGTGGCGCTGCAAGTCCTTGGAACGTTAGCCCAACTGGTCAGGTAACACCAAACGTTAATACCGCTTTGGGTGGTTTGTTCCAAGCCCAAAACCAGCAACTTCAACAATTAGCCCCAACTATCCAGGCACAGCAAGAAGCACAAAATATTGGTTCTGGTAACTTTGGTAGCTTGCGCGGCCAGACTGCTGATGTGTCAGCATTGACAAACGCTCAGGCTCAGTTAGCATCACAACAAATGCAAGCCGCGCTACAAAACCAATCAGCCGGTGTAAACGCCGCTATTGGCGCTGGCAACGTAACACAACAAGACATCAACAACCTATTGACTACCGGTCAATATCAACAAGCATCACCATACATTAACGCAGCTAACCTTGGCAACGTATTGTCAACCGTTCAACCTGGCGCCACAGTATCTAACACAACTAACCTATCTCCACTAAACCAGGTAATGGGTTTAGCTACTGCCTTGGGCGGCACTGGTGTATCTACTGGCGGATTATTAAGTGGTTTGTTTGGTTCTGGAAGTGGTGGTAGCCCAACAATTACCAACCCAGTAACTGGTTTGCCAATGGCTAACCCTAACTATGTAGCCCCTGGATTATTTAGTAGCTTGTTTGGTTCTAGTTCCTCACAACCAGCTGCCACTTCTACCAATACTTCACCACTCGCTGCAGTAAGCACAGGTCAGGATACCAGTGGTCAATATAGCGGCTCTTCTAGCACGCCAACTTCTACTGGCGCAACCACTGCACAAGATATTCAACAAGCAGCAACTGATGCGGGTTACACTACGCCAATTGGTGGCGATACAGGATCTTAAGGATAAATAATGGCTGAACAAGTACAATCCGGTTTAGACGCCGTAGAGTCTCCTAAAGAAGAAATTACCGCTGTTGGTGGTCTGGCAAAACCTATAGCAGCAAAAGGTCCTTATGCTCTTCCAGCCCCTCAAGGCTCTATTGGTTATGATCCTGCTCTCTTAGAAGAGATGCAAAAAATGATCACTATGCGTGAAGCGCAAAGAAATAGTTTTGGTGAGCGCATGAAAGATGCCATGGCCTGGTGGTCTGGTGGTGTCGCTGGTCCCGCAGAACCTTTAGCTGAGCGTGAGAAAACAAAGCAACAACAAGATGCTGAATTGTTTGGCATGAAGGCGCAGCTTTCTCAGGCCAAGATTGGTCAAAAATTAAATGAGCTTACTCAGGCATCAATCTTTGGCTCACCAGTTACGGCAGCAACACAAAGTGGCACATTGCCTCCATCTCACGTTGCCGCTGGCGCACCAACAGAATCTTCTACATTGATTCAACAAGGTGGTATGCTTGGTCTAGTAAGAGATGCCGCATTAAGACAGAGCATCGCGGCCCAGGCTTTGCGTGATCCAGTTGGCGCACAAAAAGCTATCCAAACTTATTTGGAAAAGAACGCAACCGATACCGATATGATTAAAGACCTACGCTACATGGTAGCTAATGGTCTGATTGATCCTAAACTGGTACCAGCCGCAGCATTGACTAAGTTTGCTGGTGCCGCAGCATTTGTGCCACACGATGTTCGTGGTTCAACTGGAACAGTACAAAGCACGCCAATCGGCTCCGCTGGCTCTATGGTTGGTGGCGGTGGTGGTGCTCCAACTGCAGCACCCGCTGTTGTGCCCGCTAACAGAATTGCACCCGCAGGCACACCTCAAGTTGCTCCTGCTGCTACGGCTCCTGCTGTTACGGCTCCTGCTGTTACGGCTCCTGCTGCTAAGGCTCCTGCTACTACTCCTGCTGCAGGCGCTACTACTCCTGCTGCAGGCGCTACTACTCCTGCTGCCAGTGTCATTAAACCGCCAGCACAAGTTACTCCCCCATCCTCATTTAAACCCCCACTACAGACTGAGTCTCCTGTTGAAGCACAAATCCGCGCAGCTGGTTTAGATCCAACATCTAAAGAAGCAAATGAGATGCGTCAAAAAGCTGGTGAGACTTTAATTGCTGGACAAGGTAAACAATTAGAAAAGACTGGTGAAGACGCAGGTGTTCGTTTGAATAAGATGCGTGATTTGTCAGAAAGAGGCATGAACACCATCCCAACAGCTCAGGCTGTTATTGATATTGCCGATAATCCAAAATTAAGTAAGGTTATGGGTCTGGCTCATGGTACACAAACTGTACCAACCGCACTAACAACAGCCGGTGATTTTATCCCCGGCATTGGTGCAGAGAAGGTAGAGAAGGCACTCGTTGCTAATTATCTATCACCTGAAGAGCGTGTTGCTTACAAGACGGTACAGGGCGCATCACAAAAGCTGGGTATTGATTTTGCTGCTGATGTATTCAAAGGCGCACGTATGGGTATCGGCCTAGAGAAAATGGCGATGGGTGCTAAGGGTGTCGGTACCGAAATGCCTGCTGAGGTCAATAAGCGTAACGCAGCACTGATTCGTGATGCTGCACAATTTCAACAAGACAAATCAAAGATGTGGGAAAGCTGGGCTGATAGCCATGGTGGCAAGTTTGCCGATTTTAATCAGTTTGAATCCAGCCCAGAATACATTAAATTTAGAGATGATGCACAACAGCATTTTTTAAATACATACAAAGGAATTGTTAAGCCGCTGGGTGAAGAGGCTGGCGCACACCCAGCTGAGTCACTGGTTGAAAAATACAGAACTAAAAAGAGACAATAAGCATGGATGAGAAATTACAAAATGCCTATGACGCGCTTCAGGCTGCTCATGATGCTGGCAATACCGCAGACGCTACTCAGATAGCGGACTACATTGATACGCTAAAAGCTCAACAATCTTCAGCCACGGCCCAAGCTGATCAACCTCGTACCAGTGCCGTATTGCCGGCTTTGGGTGGTGGTTTAGGCGCGGTTACTGGTGCAGGTGTTGTCGGTGCATCTAAGGGTGTCGAACTTGTTCGCGCTCTTGACCGTTTTGGTGGCAATCAACAACAGACCACTGGCTACAATCCACGCGGTTCTAGCGTAGAAGAAAGCATACAAAACTGGCGCACCTACGCCGATGCACAAAACGAAGCAGCTAAGTCTGTCCGTCGTGATACTGCACTTCAGAAAAAATACCCTGGATTCACCAGGCCAAATCTCCCACACCTACAACCTACGGTTCCTACTGCTGCCGAAAATATATTTGGTCATGCTGCCAATATTGGCACAATGAAACCAATCACCGGTTTAACAGCGGGCGCTAACGCAATTGACTTAATGCAACAAGTCAAAGCTGGTAACCCTATTCAATCTACTATCAGTGCTGCGGGCCTAGCCGGATCTGCTGCGCCATATATCAAAGCACTTCCTAAAAAATATCGTGGTGTTGGTGCCGCTGTATCTATGGCCGCTCCAGTGGTTAACCGCGCACTAGACCAGTTTACCAACCCACCAGAAGAACACGCTGATGGACACTTAGTAGGTAAAGCATTAAAACATGTACCTGGTGCCGCACTGATTGGTGGTTTAGCTTATCCAGATGTGGCAGAAGCGTATGAACAATTACATAAAGGTAAAATCGGCGAGGGTGTCGCTGATTTATTGACAACGGCTGCAAGTTTTGCACCAAGTGGTGTATTAGGTGCGTTGATGATGGGACTTTCACCAAGTGAATTAGGTGATTCTACTTTATATAAAAACCCTGGTGAATATCACGAAGGTGATACTGATGTATTAAAAGGTTCATATTTGCCACCCCAACATTATGCACCCGGCGGATCTGTAGCTAAAAAAGCCGCACGCATGGCTTTAGATATTGGCAATGCGCCTGATGTATCTAAAACACTATCACAGATTATGCTAAAACCAAAAGCTGAGATGCCTTTATGGGAAAAGTTTGGATACGATCCTGCCAAGATAGCACAAGACTATCCACAGACTTTGCACCCAGTCTTAGCTACTGATGAAAAGACGGGTAAATTATATGCGCAATCTGTAAATTCTCCGGAGGCCTTGGCTGTACAAAAGGCAAGAAAAGCGGCCATGACTCAAATTAATAAAGGTAACTACGAGCCTTTCTTTGATGTAAGTCAACGCAAATATGTTGATCCTAGTCTTTATCCATTGCCAGAGCGTACACTTACAACTAATGTACCAAAAACCGAAAAGGCTATGGAGAAGCATCTAGCTGAGGCACAAAACCCAGAGGCATTACAGAAATGGCAAGAGGCGTTTGAAAAAGGTAGTCAAAGACCAGATGCAAAAGATTGGTATGCTATGGGTCAGTTGCATGACGCATTTGTTAAAGAGTTAGGCCCAGAAGAAGGTGTGAAACAATTTAAGGCAAGGTTTGCTGATCCTATGGGTGCTACCACTGGCGGCGCTAATCCTACATCTAATTTAATGACTGCCGCGTATACTAATTTCTTAAAAGAAAAAGGTCTACCAATTCCAGAAAATACTTTTGAGGCACCATTTCCTATCGGTGGCAGATTTATGGAAGGTAATCTAAATGCAGCAAGAAAGCTACATGAGACCGGTACATTGAATCCGGCAGATACACCAAAACGTTATAATTTTTCATCAAACTTTTTAGGTCATCTTGATCGTCCTACACTTGACGAACAGATGATGAGCGCATATGGTAAGACTGCACCAGATAAAATTTCGTATGGCTTATACGAAAATGAATTAAATAAATTGGCGGCACAAAACAATGTTAATCCAGTAAACTTTCAAGATGTTACATGGGCTGGTTTAAAAGATTATCCAGGTAAGCCTATGATGCAAGAAGTTAATGAAATGCTTGCAAGGACTAGTAAAATTACTGGTGAACCACAAGAGAATGTGTTAAAAGGATTTATTCGCGGTGATAAGCCTATGTATGGACTCGGTGCCATTGGTGCCGGTGAGGCAGTAAACCAAGATGATGCTCAGCCTAAGAAAAAAGGCGGCAAAATTAAGAAGAAGAAATAATGCCAAAGTTATCAATAGCCGAAATCCGCGCAGTGCTCGATGATGCTAAGCAGGCATACAAGGCCAAGTTTACCCCTGGCTTTTATCATGGTAGTCCAACAAATAAAATAACTGCTTTTGACCCAAGCAAATCTGCTGTTAAAGATTTAGATATGGTGACACCTGGTGTGACATTTGTTTCGCCAAACCCAAGATTTGCTGAAAAGTTTTTAGCTGATCCAGAAAAACTTAATACTCCAACTGGGGCGACAATGTATCCAGTTAGTGTTAATCTTGGTAAACATTTTGATCCTGCCACACCAGAGGGCAATGACACGATAAAACAATACCTTGCAAACAAATACAAAAAAGATGTAGATAGCTATGGGTTTGATGAGGCATTAGGTCAAAAGCATGAATACATGATGGATCGTTTAACCGATCCGGTAAATAACTGGAAGTTAATGGAATCTCCAGAATTACTGAATTTCTTAAAATCAACCGGCCACGATACATTTAGTGTAACTGAGGGCGGTGTCAAAAACGTCGGTATCTTTAATCCAGCTAACATCCGCGGCAAGTTTGCCCAGTACAATCCGGAAGAGGCAGCCAACCCAGACTTCATGAAGGCCGAGGGTGGCGCTGTGCAAAGTTTTGCACCCGGCGGTATTGCCCTGGCAGAAAACATTGTCAAGCACTCTATTGGCCAGCACCCTAAAGTGGCGCAGGCCCTGGAAGAATACCTAAAAGGTAATATCAGTAACGCGGACCGTATCCGCATTATGAATGAGCACCTGCCAATCCGTAACTGGACTCAATTGCCGCCAGCGTATACTGATGAAGAGATCCGTAACGCCCTGATGGCTAACAAGCAATCTAAGGCATTGGCCGATGTGCCAGCTGGTATGCGTGTTGGTAACCGGTTAGATATCCCAGCTTATACCCAGCACGGTGTCTATGTTGATACCACGCATGATTTATCTGCCGGCAACGCGCCAATTAGCTACAACAGAACCGGTCACTTAACTGACGTTGAATTTAGCTCTAAACCCAACCAGGCGGTCCGTGTAGGCCTCGGAACCAAGGAGCAGGCCCTTACCCCCTTGGGCGCCGAGATCGGGTCTGCAAAGTCCCCATTTGCCCTTATAAAGGGTACTAACGTGGGTACATCAGATGACGAAGTACGTCGCATGATGGCCGAGTACATGAATGATCCAAACTGGACACAGATTGGTATGGACCCACGCCGCCAGTCACAGTTCTATGATAAGTCTACCGGACTTCCTGTCTTCTCAGCAGAACAGAAATTACAATCCGGCCCGCTGGTCATGGTACCAAAGCAGGGCCTAGAGACAACCAACTGGGAAGATCCAAGACTCAGTCTGTCTGACTTTGAGGGTAAGCACTATGACAAGGGTGGCGCGGTAATCAAGAAGGTATTAAAGTTTGCCGAAGAAGTGCCATTCGTGCATTACTCTACGCAACCCAATTTAACATCCCTAGAGCCTAGCTTTTATGGTCGGGGTATTAAAGGTCAAGAAGCGGTTCGTCTCAAAGATGCTCCGGATATTCGTAACCGCAGCTACTTCTATGTAGATAAGGGTGAGCAGACGATGCGCCCAGAACAGGGCCTAGGAAATCAGAAGTACCAGGGCACGGCATCTAACGTGTATAACCTGGCAGATGACCCTGAGGGCTTTCACGCGATTGCAAAAGCCAAGTCACTCGATCCATATATGATGAGTTTTGGTCGTGAGGTAGTGGACCCAGCTGTCAAGGCCACCGAATTGGAAAGATTAATTAAGGGTGCCGGTTACGAAGGCTACCACACTGGTGACGTGGGGTTGTTGTTTAATCCAACACCAGTCACCAAGGTAGACGGCTATGCGCCAGGTGGAGAAGTATTAAAAAAGCTACTCCCGCTCGCTGAGCGGGAAGCAAACAAAACTAAGTTTTTGGAGGGCAACCACCCCGCAGTACCTGATGTTGTCTATCATGGCACTTCAGTAGACGAAGACTTTAACGCTTTTAAGAAAAAACCAAGATGGATACATGTAACTGAACATCCAGAAGTTGCTAATACGTATACTGAATTGGGTAATGATCAGTTAGCTTGGGGTGAATCTCCTAGAGTTATGCCTTTACATTTAAGCACTAAAAATCCATTGATTCTTGATGATGACCAACTTATGGAAGGTAGCTTTTTACCATTTAAACAGCGTCAAAGAGAATGGATTGATTTAGCAAAACAGCAAGGTAATGATTCTATTTATAATCCCAATACCGGCACTTGGATGGTTCCAGAACCAACACAATTAAAATCTGCTATTGGTAATGAGGGAACTTTTAACCCAACTAATCGTGACATTACCAAAAAGCGCGGCGGTCTAGTTTAATCACTTGCGGTAACGCTTGCCGTGCCAGCCCTCGGCTGCAAGAGGAAAGTCGGGAGCCCACGCTGGTGGTGTGGTCATGATACGGACCACATCTTCTAGCGAGGACTCCGCGCTTTGTTCTTCAACAAGGAGCAACACCTCGTCATGGATCGAGTTAATAATCTCATAACCAGCTCCCTCGAGAGCTATCATAGCAAACGCAAGGAAATCGCGAGCCGTACCCTGGACGGCAGACTGGAAGATACTACTGCCAATCAGGGGGTTTCTACTCCACTGGCGAGTATAAGTGTTCTGACTATGAACGACAACGCCCACTTTCTGACTACCCCACGGAGTGGTGAGCAGCTCGAGCTCTGGCCTCTGCCAGCAGATGAGACGGCCTGATGGTAGTTGCATCCATAGAGCCTGTTTGGCCACCTTCATCTTTATCTTCTGACCTGCGGCAAATGCAGTACCGGGATTCTGTACTGCGTCAATTGCAGCGGTCTCGCATAAAGCCCACAGATTCTTTACCTTCACATAAGAGCTACGGTAATTATCTACAGCATTCTTCGCTTGTAGATCTGATAGTTTAACTCCCATCCCTTCCGCATACTTTACTAGACCCTTGGCACCTTGGCCAAACATCGCACCTAGAACCGCTGACTTTGCAATTTGACGCTGATCTTTTGTAACGTCTTCGTAATTGACTCTATAAAGGCTTTCTGACGCAAAGACTTTGTACTCATCTAATCCCTTTCTAAACAGCTCTACTTTGTCGTTTTGTCCTGCGAGCCAAACCCCAACTCGGTTTTCAATTGAGCTAAAATCCACGTCAACGAAGGTCTTGGAGTCCGGAGCTTTGATTGATGATCGTACCAAAGAGGAAAGTTGTAGCATCGTTCCAGATCCCCTTCCAAAGACTTCAGGTATAGCCTGTTCAATTTGTTCATCACTGAGCGTGGGCCTCGCAATATTCTGTAAATTAAGTCCGCCCCTTGATGCCCAACGACCAGTACTAGCGCCATGATATACCAGTGTATTCCTAATTCTTCCTTCACGTTGTATCTCCAACATTTTAGCGTACTTAGCCACGCTAGTCTGGCTTCCTTCTTGGCGTAACTCTAACGCCCGTTTGATCACCGGAAATATGTTGCACTGCAGCATTTTTTCAACGGTCTCGGCGGTCAAATCGGGCATTGGTGCATGAGGGATTTTTTGGTTAATCCAGTCTAGTAATTTAGCCCTCTCAGACGGCTTAAAACCGGTCAAGGAGACGCATTCAGCGTCAATTGAGGCCTGGGCCTCACCGACTGCTTTTACAGCGTTTTGGAGCTCGTTAGGATCCACTGGCACACCACGCAAGTTAATCCGCTGAGTGAGCTCCCAGATTCGCTGCTCGCCCACAGTAAGGGGGCGTAACAGGGAGGCGATTGCCATCTCAGTTCTAACGTCTTGGGCACAGTACTTAAATAACTGGGCGAGTAACTCTGGGTCATCTTCATACTCTCCTTTCCTATTGGGTTTACATAACTTTTGAATCAAACGGGCGCCGATGGCGTCTTTTTTATGGGCGGCATCCATGAAAGTGCCTGCCTCATCCAAACTCTGTGGTACGTTATTGGCCGCTGCTATGGCCATGGAGTCAATACACTGCTCTAGCTTTAGTGGTGGCCAGCCGTACTTAGGCACACAGACACAGTTCCAGATGGCGTACTCAAACATGGCGTTCCATGCTTGGATTTTGCCACCTTGTCGGACGTGTTCAATGAGCTCATGGAAATCTAAGCTGTGTCCAATATTTATAGGTGGGTTTGGTTGACTAA